CGGAAAGGGCCTGTCGGACAGGATATGGAAGAACAAGGACTATCTGATGCAGAGCCTTGAGCAGAGCCTGTTCGACTTCGTCTCGATGGGACAGCCTACGGCACAGCTCACGCAGGATCTCATCAGCGCACAGATGGGCAGACCGTTCTCCGAGCTGTCGAACATACTCGACAAGGACTTCCGCGAGGCATACAACAACGCGCGGAGGCTTGTGAGAACGGAGACGGCGCGTGTGCAGAACCGCGCCACGCAGGACAGGTACAAGGATGCGGGCTTCACGAAGTACCGCATCGTTGCGGAGCCTGACTGCTGCGAAGTATGTGATGACCTGTCAAAGCAGGTCTTCGACATAGATGACCTCGTGATACCGGCACATCCGAACTGCCGGTGCGCGATGGCCGCAATAACAGAATCACTAATATGAGGGGCGCGTGTGACGCGCAACTCCAAACAGAAAGGAAGGGCTGTTTATGGCAGAACTCGAAAACAACAACACCGGGGCTGAGCAGAACTCAGAACCAACTCCTAAGACCTACACGCAGGAAGAAGTCGATGCGCTTCTGCAGAAGGAAGGCGACAGACGTGTCACCGAAGCTCTGAAGAAGGCAGAGAGGAAACAGGCGGACAGGGCGAAGGAAGCAGAGAAACTCGCTCGAATGAACGCGACTGAAAAGTATGAGTATGAACTCGAACAGCGGGAGAAAGCCATCGCTGAGAAGGAGAGGGCACTCACACTTGCGGAGAACAAGAACGAGGCAAGCAAGATTTTAGCAGAGAAGGACATTGACCTGGCGCTCGTTGACTTCGTTGTGGCGGAAGATGCCGACACGATGAACGAGAACATCAAGAGGCTCGACAAGGCGATCAAGGCGAGCGTAGCCAAGAGGCTTGCGGGCAAGTCGCCGCAGAAGGCGCCTGATACTAATGAGGGCCTTACTAAGGAGAGCTTCGCCAAGATGACACTGGCAGAGCAGAACGCGCTGTATCTCAATGATCCTGACCTGTACAAGAAAATGACTCAGTAAAGGAGAACATACACATGCCAAACGTACCATATGAAAATTTTGTACTTGAGAACAAGTATGAGAGCATTCTGCTCACCAAGGTAGACCTCGCAAACTACCTCACAGCTGACTACTCCCTCTCGGAGAATGCCGGCATGAAGAAGACGATTCACAAATACAAAGCAACAGGCTCTGTTGAGGACCTCGCTCAGGGCGTAGGCAACAGCGGAGTATTCGAAGCTGCTTACACATCGAAGGACTATGTCGTAGGCGTTACCCAGGGCAAGGGCGTTTACTACGATGAAGAGGCCATGAAGGACCCAATGATCGTTGACACCATCATGAAGGGCATGGCTGAGGAGATGGTAAACGACTTCACACGCAAGGCCATCGCAGAGATGGAGAACGCAGACCACACTGTAGAGTGCGACTTCAGCACAACCTCTTCCGGCTATCTGTTCGGCAAGATCGTTGACGCTGCAGCAGAGCTCGGTGAGGAATCTGAAGGCTACACCATCCTCATGAACCCTGTTGACCTCGCATACGCAAGGAAGCAGCTCGAGGACTCTCTCAAGTACTCCGAAGGCTTCGTAAGAACAGGCTATGTCGGAACAGTCTGCGGATTCCCTGTTGTTATCAGCAAGGCAGTTCCACAGGGCTGTGCTTTCCTGGTAAACAGAGAAGCCGTCACCCTCTTCATCAAGAAGGGCACAGAGGTCGAGCAGGACAGAGATCCTGACCTCAGAAAGAACCTCATGTACATCCGCAAGGTCGCAGTCGTAGCACTGACCAACGAGAAGAAGATCGTCATGCTCGCAAAGGCACAGAGCACAGCCTGCGCTATCACGACCTACACCAAGAACGCGAAGACCATCGCCGGAACATGCGGAACTGACTGCACAAGAGTCGACATCTTCATCAACGGCGCACTGGTAGGAAGCGCAACACCGTCAAGCGGAAGCTGGACATTTACCAACGCTTCGAACCTCGCTGCAGGACAGAAGGTAGACGCGACAGCATTCGCTCCTGGCAAGGCTGCGAAGAAGGCTACACAGGTCACAGTCGCATCTTAATGCGGGGAGGTAGCGCATGCTTGAAAGAATCAAACTGCTGTTGAACATCACAGATGAGTCAAAGGATGCGCTGCTTGGAGAACTCATCGACAGGGCGATGGAGTTCGTTCTGAACTACACCAACAATGAGAACTGCATCGAGTACCTGAAGGGCACTATCATCTCGATGGTCATCTACGACTACAACAGGATAGGCACCGAGGGACTCGCATCCGAGAGTTACAGCGGACTGAACTTCGGCTACCTCGAAGGATATCCGAGCGACATTCTCGGACAGCTCAAGAAGTACAGAAAGGTCAAAGTGATATGACCATCACAAGGGAACTCCAAAGCGCAACGATAAAGACCTACGGCACTGCCGTGGATTCGTATGGACAGCTCACACCGAGCGAACAGAGGACAGCGGACATCGCGTACAAGGTCTACGCACAGCAGAACGTGTCAGACCCGCGCTATGTCGATGTCGAGGCTGTCGGTCTCACAAAAGACACAAGCATCGTCCCGGGCGAGGTGGTAAGCCTTGCCCAGGGCGACTTCCGCGTCAAGTACGTGATACCGAGCGGCCGCTGGTATGAGCTGATGCTCGTGAAACTATGAAAGTAGTCTTCGAGAACAGCACCGAGCTGATAGCGAAGCTCGACAAGTGCGAGAACATAGACCTCCGCAAGCCTCTTCTGAAGGTCGGCAACGACATCGAGGTCAGGGCGAAGGAGAACTGCAACGGCAAGTTCGCTGATCCGACAGGCACACTGAAGCGGAGCATCCGCGCGGAGCTTGTCGGCACGAACTCTGTCGAGGTAGGCACCAACCTTGAGTATGCGGTCTATGTCGAGCACGGCACCGGCATTTATGCCTTCGATGGGCAAGGGCGTCCCTCCACACCGGAGCACCCAATCCCTTGGACCTATCGGGGCTCTGACGGATTCTTTCATACGACCTACGGCGTAAGACCGAGGCCTTTCCTTATCCCTGCATTCAACAGCAAGAAATACAACCTGATCAAGTACATCAAGGAGGAATACGATGATAGATTTTGACCCGAGCATTGTGGAGGCACTCTCCGTCATCCTTCCTACCTACTACGAGAACTTTATCACAGAAGGCGTCACACTTCCCTGCATCACGTTCGTGGAGAACAACAACAGCTCATACCTCGAGGGTGACACGCTCAGGTACTCGCATCTCAACTACACCATCAAGCTGTGGATGGATAACAAGAACCAGCAGTCATACCTTGCCGAGATCGACTCGGTGATGAAGAGGAACGGCTTTGTGCGGAACTCGACCAACGAGATAGTCGCAGGGCGCGTGATCGAAAAGATAATGGACTACGAGGCTATAGGCTTTGAGACCTGTGACCTCGAGGAAGGAGAATAACTAATATGGCTGGAACTCTTTCAAAGGGCATCAAGCTCAGCTACAAGGCAACAGGCTCGACCTTTACAGACCTGACAAATCTGCAGGAGATCCCTGATCTCGGCGGAAGCGCAGACTCCGTAGAGGTGACCACTCTTGACGATGTCGCGCATATGTACATCAACGGTCTGCTGGACTACGGCGACAGCCTCGACTTCACGTTCCTGTATGACAAGACCCAGTTCACTACACTGAACGGTCTGTCGGGATCCGTCAGCTGGAAGGTCACCCTGCCTGGCACAGGCGGGCTCACAGCGACATTCGATGCTGAACCATCAGTCAAGCTGAACGGCGTAGGCGTCAACGATGCCATCACGTACACGCTCTCGCTCAAGCCATCAAGTGCTATAGCGTTTGCTTAATAAGGCTATGGGGGACGCTTCGGTGTCCCCCGATTTGTTGCAAAGGAGGAAAAGATGTACACAGAGCTTACCGCGGGCGACCGCACATACAAACTCAGACTCACAACGCAGGGCACGATAAGGCTCGAGAAGAAGCTCGGCTACAATCCCCTGCAGATATTCATGGGCATAGATCAGGACGTGCTCCCAAAGGTTTCGGACATGATCATAGTGCTCCATGAGATGCTCCAGACATACGAGCACGGCATCACGGAAAAAGATACGGCTGACATCTTCGATGCGTTCCTTGAGGACGGCCACTCGATATGGGACATCGTGCCTGTCATCGTGGACACACTTGAGAGCGCAGGCTTCCTCCCTAAGGGGGACGGCTCAAAAAACTGAACGAGGGGGAGCCGATTCCCCTCTCGGAACAGATCCTGATGCTGCGCGGCGAATGTCTCACTGCCGGAGTCCGCGAGGCTGAGTTCTGGGAGATGACGGTAGGAGAGGCCTGCAGGGAGTACGAAGCGCACCGCGAACGCAGAAAAGAGCAGGCGCGTCTTGCGTACTCGAACGCACTGACCACAGGCCTTTTTGTAGCTTCGATGTTCAGCTCGAAGGAGCCTCCGAAACTGCACGACATCTACCCTGACCTGTTCCCGGTGGACGAAGAAGCCGAAGAGGAACAGAAGGAAAGCGACTCGGCAGCAAACTTCATCAACTTCGCTAACGCATTCAATAGGAAATTCGACAATGGCGACAGAAAATCTGAAAGTGAAAATAACGGCTGACGCCTCGCAGGCGAAGGCTGAAATAGGAAAATTCAAGGACACGCTGAAAGGCTCGATAGCGGCAGGCGACTCGATGGCAAAAACCCTTGTCAAGCTGACAGCAACCGCGGGCGCATTAGCGACTGCCATCAAGACTGTCAAGGCCGTGGTCAAGTCTGCAATAGATGTAGCGGCGACAGGCGATGCCATCAAGGATAACGCGCAGAAGGTCTTCATGACCACCACAGCCTATCAGGAGTGGGGTTACGTACTGAAGCAGAACGGCATCGAGATGTCGGCTCTGAAGATGGGTATGCGTCAGTTTTCGCAGAAGGTCGCGTCAGGCGATGCTGCGCTCCGCAAGTACGGCATCACGGCAACGGATGTCAGCACGGCATTCGAGCAGGCCATCTACGCGATCCAGAACATGTCATCGGAGACCGAGAAGGTCGCAGCCGCCACAGAGCTGTTCGGCACGAGGGCTCTTGAGCTGATGCCTATCCTCAATATGACCAACGCAGAGACGCAGTCCCTGATGGACACATACAGAGCGATAGGCGCAACAATGTCCAATGAGCTCATCGCCGCATCGGACAGATGCAACGACTCCATCACTGAGATGAAGGCTGCGTGGAGCGGTCTTCGGAACATCCTCGCAGCATACGTGATACCGATAATCACGAAGGTGGTGCAGTGGGTGACCATTGCCATCGCTTATCTGAGGATATTCCTCAAGGCGATGCTCGGCATCAAGGAGACGTTCGGAGGCGAGAGCAAGAAAGGCACGATAGCGGGTGCCTCGGCAAGCACCAACAAGAGCACCGGCGGTACAGCCAAAAACCTCAAGAAGGCTGCCAAGCACGCGAAGGAACTGAAGCGCACCCTGATGGGCATCGATGAACTGTCGAGGCTCGCAGAGAAGGCGACATCCTCGGCTGGTGCAGGTGGCGGAGGCGGAGGCGGTATCAGCGGAGGCGGTATCGACATCGGCGACCTCGGAGACTTCGGCGCGGTGTTCAGCGATGACACGCTCGACAAGATAGAAGCCTTCAGGCAGAAGATAGAAGGCATATCCGACCAATTGCACGGACTCTATCTGATAGGCTCGGGCATCAAGGACATCATCTTCTTCAACTACACGGACGGCTTCGAGAAGATTAAACAGGGCATCGAGCTGGTGTTCCCTTCCATCAAGACACTCAAGGACAAGTGGCAGGAGATAAAGGACAAGGTCAAGGACATCAAGGCGAAAGCCACAGTTGAGATATCCGATAAGTTCTCCTCTACATGGAAGAAGATCAAGTCAGGTTGGCAGAGCATCAAGAATAAGACGGCAACAATCAAGCTCGCGTTCGTGGACAAACTGAAGTCAGGCTATAACTCGATAGCGAACAAGATTCAGGCCGTCAGGAAGAAATATCCTGCGACAAAGCTCATACTGCCGGACATCCATCCTCTCGCTCGAGGCGGTGTCCTGACATCACCTACTACCGCCCTGATGGGCGAGTACGCGGGCGCAAGGTCCAACCCTGAGATCGCGACACCGCAGAGCCTCATGTACGAGACGATGCAGAAGGCGAACGGCGACCTCGTAAGCGCATTCGCAGTGATGACAAGGCAGGTCATCTCGGCTATCGAGCAGAAAGACCTGTCCGTACAGATAGGCGATGAGCAGATAGCGAGATCCGCGCAGAGAGGTAATACAGCGTATTACAACAGGACCGGCAAGGCTCTGCTCACGATATAAGGAGGGCATATGGCACTCAGCGGCAAAGGCAACTTCAAGATAGGCTCCACGGAATACAGTCCTAAGAGCCTCAAGGTAACATACGACTCGCTTGCTACATCGAAGAGCGGGCGAGCCGATGACGGCACGATGAACATCACGTGGGTCAGACAGAACATCAGGAAACTCGAGATCACGATGCCACCGATGGAGATGTCTGATCTTGCGGCTCTGCTCAATGCCGTCAGCGGTAAGAAATACAACATGACATTCCACGACCCAAGAACCAATGCAGAGGTCACCGTGCAAATGTACACATCGAACGCACAGGGCGAGTGCTACAGCGGTGTCCTCTACGGCGGTCTCTATGAGGGCGTG